AGGCAGGCGGATGGGATGGACGGCATGATCGCCCGCGCTAAGGAGTTGGGTCTGGTGGTTGACGAGGACTTGATCCGGTCAGCGGAAGACATGGAGAACCAGTTTGGCCAAGCGTCAAAGGTGATCGACCTGCAACTGAAAACGGCCTTTGTGGAACTGGCGCCCATCATGCTGGAGTCGGCCAAGTTAATGGCTGATGTGGCCACCATGATTGCGGGCGTGTCACAAGCCGCGCTGGAGTTCGATAAGCGCACGGACGAGTCCATCGCCGCGCGCTTGGAAGACTTGACGCAGAAAATGCTGGATTTTGGCGCATCCAAGGAGGCGGTCGACAAGGCGCTGGCCACTGGCTTGCCGCTGGAGGCTTCGGAGTTCGATGCCGTCACCCGGATGTTGGCCGGTGATCAGGTGGAAAAGTTCAACGCGCTGACGCTGGAAATGGTGACGCGCGGCGAACGTGACCGACAACGGGCAACTGGCGAGATCCGGCGCCGTATGACCACGGAGCAGCTGGAGGCCGAACGCGAAGCGCTGCGCGATCATCTGGCGCAAATGGACGCCATGACAACGCAGCAGCGCCAGTCGGGTGAAATCGGTTTGGTGGAGGACCCGTTCGCGCCAGACCGGGCCGAGGCGCAGCGCGTGCTGGCGCAGATCAATGCAGAGATTAACCGGCGCGGCACCGGCGGGGGCTCGGGTTCGGATACTGAGACGGACGCGCGCGCCGAAGCGGAACGTAACCGGCTGCGCGCCGAAGCCGTCCGCCTGCAGAAAGAGCTGGGCGATTACACGGCCCATGTGGCAGAGAAAACCGAGCGCTGGCAGGCCATGCTGGATGCCGGTTTCATCACGCAGCAGCAATATGACGCGGCCGTCAAGAACCTTAAGGACGAGTTGTCTGGTGTGGCGGATGCGCAAGAGCGCTGGGCTAAGCTGATCGAGGATAGCATGTCGCCAACGGCGGCCGTGCGCCTGCAGATTTCGGCCTTGAATGCAGACCACGAGGCGGGCCGCATCAGTGCCGAAATGCACGCCAAGGCGCTGGAAGAATTGAACCGGCAACTGGCCGAAGCGGCGCAAGGTGAGTTGGAGGCAAAGCCCGGCTGGAGCGATGCTGAAACCATCCGGGCCGATCTGGACTCGGCCGCCACGGATGCGATGACGCCAGCCGAAAAGCTGGCCAAGGAAACCGAGCGGGTCAATGCTCTGGTGTCTGATGGTGTTCTGGAAGGCGAGGACGCCACCGATTGGCTGGAACTGTACGGCAAGCGCTTGGAAGAAACCGCCGAAAAAAGCCGGATGCTGACCAGCGCCGAGGAATTGCTGGATGGCGTGCAGGCCGGGCGCATCCAGACGCTTGATGATCTGGGGCGTGCCTTTTCGGCCATGTTAATCAAGATGGTGCAGGAATACCTGACCGCCCAGCAATCCATGAAGGGCGGCTCGTTTCTCGACTTCCTGATGGGTGGCGGCCAAGGCGGCGCCGGGGCTGGTGGCGAAGGCGGGGGCGGCTTCCTGTCATCCATCGGGTCATTTTTCGGGTTCGGGTCTGCCGGGCAATCGCACTCTGGCGGCGCGGGAAATCGCCCGCCGAACCGGCGCCCCTTGGCTGGGGCGATGTATCCGGGCGAAGGCCTGACCGTGGTGCAGGACTCGGAAACCATTCTGACCGCATCCGGCCGCATGAATATTGCCGGGCAAATTCAAGCCATGGCCTCCGAGCGCCAGCAAATGGCCGGGCTGGTCAGCCAGATGGCGGCCGGGCGTGGCACCGGCGCGGGCGGGGTAAACGTCAACGTCAACAATTATGCGGGTGCTGAGGTGGAAGTCACGCAAAGCGAAGGCCCAGACGGGCCGGAAGTGAGCGTCGACATCAAGGGCAAGCTAAAGGAAATGGCGGACGGCGGAGTATTTGATGGGCCGTTCAAGCGCCGTTATGGCCTGACGCCAGCGGGAGCCTGACATGATCGCACCAATTGATTGGCCGGTGGATGTGCCCGCAAAGCTGGCGCGCGCTGGATACACGCGCACGCCGCAGGATGTGGTGCAGCGTCTTAAGATGGACGCGGGCCCGCCCCTGCGGCGCCTGATCGCTGGGGCGGCCGGGCAAAGCGTCAAGGGCACGCTAGCCATGACAAGCGTGCAGGCCGATGCCTTCGAGGCGTGGTACGGGTCAGACCTGGACCGGGGTCTGGTGCGGTTCAACTGGAACATTACCGACAACGGCGCGGCCGTGGTGGCGCGCTTCGCCAGCCAGCCGAAGTTGACCCGGCAGGGCGGCCGGTTCGCCTATGCCGTGGAGATCGATTGCGCACCGGCCAGCCCCAGCCTTGCCCAGCTTGCGGCACTGGCCGCCATCGAGGATGCCGGGCCCGGCAGCTGGCCTGCGTCTGTTCCGTTCCATCCGTTGCGGTCTGGCTATGCCAAGGCGCGCGAGGATGGCGTGCTGCGCAGCCCGGCCGAAGGCCCGCACCGGCAGGCGCTTGTTTCGCGTGCGGACGGGTCTGTCATGGACACGGCGCTACGCCTGACCACGCAACAGCTGGCTGACTTCGAGGCGTGGTTTGCCACGGACGCTGCCTTTGGCTTGCGTGATACCTATTTTCCCGCGCCGGAAGGCGGCCAGATGCTGGGGCATTTTCAGGAAAGCTACAAGGTGGCGCCGTCCAGCCGGTCAGCTGACTGGCAAGTAACGTTTAAACTCTATCTGGAGGCCGTGCAGTGACCGCGCGCATTGTTACCCGCATTCCCATCTGGCTGGCGATCATATCGCACGCAGACCTTGCAAGCCTGCATGGCCGTGTAGATGCGATTGACGCGGCCGGTGTGTTGCGCGTGGCGAACTGGCGCGAGCCGGTGGTGTCAAAGGGGCAAACCTTTGCGGCGGCCCATTTCCGGGTGAAGCCGCCCGGTCAGGGGGACTCGGCGGGCACCATCGGCCTGACCATTGATAATGTGGACAGCCGCATCACGTATGCGATTGAGACGCTGACCGAGCCGCCACTGGTGACCATTGCCCGCATATTCGCGCACGAGCCGGATACATGGGTTTCAGAATTCCCTGATTATGAGATGACCACGGCCAGCTGGAATGCGCGCGAAGTGGAGGCCGGTATCGGGCGTCCGCGCACGGATGGGCCGTTAATCGGAATTACCAATAACCCGGCGGACTTCCCGGCTGGCTATGTATAGGCTTGACTGGTTGGCGGGTGTCATCGGTACGCCCTGGACTTTGCGCGGCCGAGATCCGCAACGCGGCTGGGACTGCCTTGGCTGCGCCGAAGTCGGCCAATCCCTGATGCTGGGAACGCCTGAAATCAACTCGCTGGGGCTGTATGCGGATGATGACCGCAGCAACCCGGCCGCCTTGTTCAAGGCCCATTATGACGCAGGCCTGCCCCTGTATCGCCAAGCCCCGTCCAGAACGCGCGGCGCAATTGTTCTATTCCGGCTGGCGAGGCGCCCCATCCATTGCGGCCTTTACCTTGGCGACGGCCGCTTCCTGCATGCCAGTGAAAAAGCCAACACGATCATTTCAGATATGAGCGACCCCGATTATGCGCGAGCCGAGTCCGAATATTTCCTCCCGGCGTAAATCGTCAGCACTGCCCCTAAAGGCGGTGCTGCGCGCCGACCCGTTCGACACGAAACCGCCCCGGCTGGTGGATGTGCGCGCCGGAGAAACGCTTGCCCAGCTGGTTGACCGCATCGGCCTTGATCCGATTACGCGGCCGCTGGCCGTGGCTGTCATCGATGGCAAGGAGGTGCCGGAGTCTGATTGGGGCAAGGTGCGTCTGCGCGATGGCGTGCATGTGGCCATCTGCATAGCGCCGCAGGGTGGCGGGGATGATGGCAACAAGCTGCTGACCACAGTGCTGACCATCTTTGTGATGGTGGCGGCGTTCTGGATTTCCGGGGGTGCGCTGGCGCCCTATCTGGGCGCAGCGTTCGAGGCGGGCAAGGCGGGCGCAATCATTGCGGGCGCGGCGGTATCGGCTGTCGGGTCTTTGGCCATCAGTGCGCTGGTGCCGCCACCGCAGGCGCCCGAACAAGACAAGATCAACCAAGTTTATGCCGTGGACGGCGCATCTAACAGGTTTGTGCCGTTCGACCCCATCATCCTAAGCGTGGGCACGCGCCGCGTGTTTCCGCGTCAAGTGGCGCGCGGGTATCAGGAATTAGTTGGCGACGACTTTTATTACCGCATGGTGGTGGAGTGGGGGCCCATCGGCGTGGCGCTGTCTGACATCAAGGTGGGTGAAACGCCTATTGAGAATATTGACGGCGTGCAGATGCAGCACCGGCTTACGGCCGATGATCCGCACCCCACGCTTTACCCGGCGCAGGTGTTTCAGGAGGAAGTCGGGGCCGCCCTGGAAAGCGCAAGCGATTGGGAAGGCCGGACAACCATTCCCGATGCCACGCAAGCGGCCATTGTTATCGGGTTTCCGGCCGGGCTGGGGCACACATCAAAAAAGGGCAAGTCAGAACAATGGGCCGCGCAGGTGGAGGTGCGGTATCGAAGCGTGACCGGCGAACCCGGTTCGCTGGTTTATGGCAGCTGGCAAAGCCCGCCCGGCAATGGGGTGTCATGGCCGACGCGCGGGGGCGTCTATCCCGGCGCGGGCAAGTATGGTTTCAGTGCAAAGAAACGCAGCCAGCCATTCTTCCGGGCCATCAATTTTGATTTCCCCAGCGCAGGCACCTACGAGGTGCAGGTGCGCCGTTCCAGCACCAATGAAGATGTGGACACCGACCGCACCTTCGATGACATGACCTTTCAAGTTCTGGAAAGCAGGCGGCCGGGCGTGCCGGTGGCGCGTGACGACGTGGCCTATTCGGTGTTCCGGTTCAAGGGCAGTGATGAAACGCAAGGCCGCATCCAGACCATTAACGGCATGGTGTCGCGCCTCATTCCGCGTTTCAATGATGCGCTGCTGGATGGCGGCGACCTGTCAACGGCCGGGCCGGAAGATTTGGGCAGCCCAGCAGCGTCCAGCAATCCGTGGGAAATCATTCTCTGGCTGTACCGCAACGGGCTGGATGGGCGCGAGCCCCTGTCTGACAATGCGGTGGATTGGGCAAGTTTCGCCTATGCCGCCAAGGATGCCCGCGACACGGGCTGGACGTTCGATCATGTGTTTGAGGGCGCGGCCACCATTAGTGAAGCGGTGCAGACAATTGCTTTCAATGCGTGCGGCCGGGCGGCATTCATCGGCAACCGGCTGACGGCCGTGGTGGATGGGCCCCAGCTGGCGCCCGTGGCCGTGATTTCTGACCGCAGCGCCCGCAATGTCAAAGCGGTGAAGCAACTGTCGCGTCCGCCTGATGGCTTCCGGGTCATCTTCGATGATGCTGCAGACGGATACCGCACGCGCGAGGAGCGCGTCTATGTGGGCGACAATACGGCCGCCACGGCGCGCCGGTTCGAGGAGTTGAAAATTCCGGGGGCGGTGCATTGGGATAATGTGCACCGGCTTGTCGGCCGCAACTATCGCAACAGCCGCATGCAGACCCGGCGCCTGAAAGCCGAAGTGCCGGTGGATGATCTGGACACGGCCGTGCGCCTTGGCCGGTGGGTGGGTGTGCAGACCAAGGTGGTGGAAGTGGGCCGCGCGGCCGGGTGGATACGCAGCGTCGAGACGAATGGCAGCGGCCATGTCACGGCTGTCATTCTTGACCAGCCTGTCAGCCAGACCGCTGGGGATGATCTGGTGTTGCAATGGAACCGGCAGCTTAGCCCGGCCGTGTCGGAACAATTGTCCAGCGCGCTGGAACTGGCGCCGGTGGGCGCGGATATTGTGGACGAGCGGGTGGTGTTTGCCAGCGCTGTCACGGGCGCAGACAAGCCGCAGGTTGGCGATGCCTACACATTCGGTGTTTCCGGTTTTGTGCGCCTTGATGGGCTTGTGGACGATATTGAGGCCATCGACCATGAATGGGTGCGCCTGCACATGGTTGATTATGCGCCGGAGCGCTTCGATGAAACCGGGCTGGTCATTCCGGCTTACACCCCGGCATATGAGCGCCCGGCCTTTATCCGGCCGCCCGAGCTGGAACTGGTGTCGATTGGCCAGAACCTTGACCAGACAACAATTCATTTCCGCATCAAGCCGGGCGATCGCGGGCAAGCCGTGCGGTTCATTGCTGCGCGCGCGATCGCGCCGGATTCGGGGGATACTGAGGCGGGGGCATGGGATGCGCTGCCAGACCTGCAGGCGGCCGACCGCCAGCTGGTGGCGCCTGCCGGTCAAGCGGGTGACGCCTTCATATATCGCATTGCAGCGGTCAGCCCTTCCGGTGAGGTGGGGCCTTACCTGCTGGTCGATGGCGTGCCCGCCCTGGACACGCTTCCGGCCCCGGATGATGTGCAGGCCGTGGCCAGTATCGAACACGGCGCCACGGGCGGCCAGCGGCCCCTGCTGACCGTTTCGGCCACGCCGGTGGAGGATGTGCAAATCGTTTCAATGGTCATTGAGGCACGCCGGGTGGCGCTTGACCTGAATGACGCAAGGCTGCCGGAAGGTGACCAGCCAGACTTCCTGCAGCTGGCCGTCATTGATCCGGCCGTGGCCGCCACCGAACTGCGCGGCTTGCCTGCTGGGGCATTGCTGGACGTGGAGGTGTATTACCGGGGCGCCCGGCAGGAAACCAGCCCGCGCGTGCGCGTGGCGGATGTGCAGCTGCCGGACGTTGATGTGGCCGGGGCGGCCGTTGACTATGTGCCCGGCAGCGCGCTGGACACCTATATTCAGTCGCAAGGCAGCAGCGGTGCAGACCAGACCGCGCGCGACGCGGCGGCGGCCGCATTGGCGGCTGCGCAAGATGCGTTTGACGAGGCCGAAACGGTACGCAGCGAATACCAAGGCGAGGATGCGGCGCTGCAAAGCCAGATCAACGCCAAGGCCAGCAATGCCCGCGTTGACAGTGTGGAGTCCGATGCGGAAGGCGCCCGCACCCTGCTGGGCAACCAGATCACGGCCGCCTATACGCAGGCCATTGATGATGCGGTGGGTGATCTGGAGGTCCAGATCAACAGCAAGGCCAGCGCAACTGATCTGGCGACGGCTGAAAGCAATGCGGCCGGGGCACGCGCCCAGCTGCTGACCGATGCCCGCGCCGAATGGCAAAGCGATGATGCAGGCCTGCAAACGCAGATCAACAGCAAGGCCAGTAATACGCGCGTCGATACGGTGGAGAGCGATGCGGCCAGCGCGCGCGGCCAGATCGTGGTGGACATGCGCGCGGAATGGCAGGCCGATGATGACGCCCTGCAAACCGCCATCGATGCCAAGGCCAGCAATTCGCGCGTTGATACGGTGGAAAGCAACGCAGCCGCAGCGAGATCTACACTGCAGCAGGAATATACGTCACGCTTCGGCACGGTGGAGGGAAATGTCAGCATCCTGCAGGGTACGCTGGCGCAGCCCAGCGGGGCCGAGGCGCTGGTGGCCTTCCGGGTCAATACGTCATCCGGGGTGGCGCAGCTGGCCGTGGTGTCAACTTCTGGCGTGCTGGGCAATGGGACAAAAATCCAGCTGGACGCCAATCTGGTGGTGATCAATGGCAATACGCTGCTGAATGGCACGGTGACCGCAAACAAATTGAACGTGACCAGCCTGTCAGCCATCACGGCCAATATTGGCCTGCTGCGCACGTCATCGACCGGAAAACGCGCGGAGTTCGATAATAACGGGGTTCGCTCTTATGATGCCTCTGGCACGCTGCGCGTTCGGCTGGGGGTCTGGTAATGCCAGCGGGGCTGCAAGTCTGGGATGCGTCGGGAAATCTCATTCTGGATTACACCGACCGCATTTCGCGCATTCTGGGCATCGTGACGATTTCCGGCAATGTTGCGGGCTCCGTCACCAGTTCCGGCTTTTCTGGTCTGGACCCGTTCTGGCATTGCGTGCCGCTGGTGTCTTACCCCACCTATAGCCCGCAATTCAGTTTCAATGCGGGCACCAATACGTTGTCCTGGACGTGGCCGCGCAGTGGCCCTGATCATCAATTGATATACGGGGCTTACTGATGAGCGCGGGACTGCAGCTGTATGGCAGCCATGGTAAAGTGCAGATCGACTCTGGCTGGCGCAGCTTCGGATTGAAGCAAAAAGGCACGGCCGTGTGCAATATCGATCTGGGCGGCCAGACGCGGCTGGATGTTGCGGAGGTGACCCTTTCGGGTCTGGTCAATCCGGTCATGGCTTTCCGGGCCGGGTCTGACCTAGTGTCCATTTACACCGGAATGGTGAGCGGCTCGACGCGTACCTATCGCTTTATTGGCGCCAACGGCACCAGCGTGGATTGGTATCTGTTTGACGAGGTGGACGCGTCCGGGGTGTCTGACACGTTTGGGCTGGAAGTGTTCAACGCAGCCGGCAAGCGCGTGTTCCATTCCAGTGTGCCGCCCATGCGCGTGGTGGGGCAGCAGATGAGTGACGCCGGGGCGGTGACCTATCCAAGCGGCCGCCAGTATGCGGTGGCGCAGGGGACTTTGCAGTATTCGGAGCGGCTGACCGATTTCGGGTTTAGCGCGTCCTACACGGCCAGTTTCACATGCCCGCAATGGAACGCGGCGGGGACGCAGCTGCAGGCCTTCCAGAACATTTTTGAAAGTTACCAAACCGGCTCGCAAGCGGAATATACCCGCATCGGGCCTGCCTTCCCCATGACCGTCATTGATGTGACGCACCTGTAAAGGAGACCCCATGCAGATACCTGTTGAGCCCATTGCGCCCGGTTATGATGCGCGCCTCGAGATCGCTTACCCCAATGCGTTTGCGGATGCTGCGCAGCTGACGCAGGGCGCGCTGGTGGCGCAGTTCCGCGCCAGCATCGATGCCGACGACGTCCTGTTTGAAGCCCGCACGGCCGATGGCACCATAACGGTGGCGCGGGGATCTGATGAAACCTTGGTCATTGTCACCATTCCGTCCGAGGACACATCAAACATGGCGCCAGATACATGGGTTTCCTTTGACTTTGTGAGACTGGACGGCGGCGTCAAGGATGTGGTGCCGGGGCAGTGGCGCTGGCCGGTAAGAAAGGCGATCACCCGCAATGTCGCGTAACGCTTTCGCCTCCCTTGTTCCCACCACGGCCATGGCAGAAATCACTTTCCTGCCCGGCCAGCCAGTGGCGGCTGCGTTCCGCCAGATACGTGTTGCAGGCCCGGCCGGGCCTGTAGGTCCGTCCGCGTATGACGTGGCGGTTTCCCAAGGCTTTACCGGCACCGAGTCGGAATGGCTGCAAACCCTTGTCGGCCCACCGGCCGAAATAACGATAGTGGACGGAGGTTTCTTCTAAATGAGCATTAAAATCAAGTTCAAGCGGCGCGTATCTGGCGCGCCCGGCGCGCCCGCTTCGCTGCTTTCCGGCGAGGCAGCCTGGAACCAAGTCGACGGCATTCTGTATGCGGGGTTTGGGGATGATGGCAGCGGCAATGCCACGTCCATCGTGGCGCTGGCGGGGGCTGGCCATTTCGCGGCCCTGAATAGCCCGACCTTCACGGGTGAGCCGAAGGCGCCGACTCCGCTGCCGGGTGATAACACCACGAAACTGGCGACGACTGCCTTTGTGCAAAATGCCATGCAGAACGCCGGGCTGGGCGATATGCTGGAGTCGGAATATGACACCAATGGCGACGGCAAGGTTGACGCGGCAGACACGGCCGATTCCGTGCCGTGGTCAGGGGTGACGGGCAAGCCGTCTGAATTTGCCCCGGCAGACCATAGCGCCAGCAAGATCACCAGCGGCAAGATTGATCCGGCGCGCCTGCCGGACGTGTTGTTCGCGGCGCCCATCGTGTCCAGCGGCGGGATTGCGGACCTGACCGCACCGCAGCAGGCCGAAATCACCGGCGGCCGGTCTGTGGTCACTAGTGATGGCCGCGAGTGGCGATACAAGGGCAGCGGTGACAAGACGTTGGAGGCCTCTTATCAGGAGATGGCTGACCGCACGCCGGACTGGTCAACCATCGCTAACAAGCCTGCCAGCTTCACGCCCAGCGCGCACACGCACACGCTGGCGGACGTCACGGATGCAGGCTCGATGGCTGGGCAGGACGCTGACAATGTGAGTGTGACGGGCGGCACCATTGATGGCGTCACGCTAAACAATGTCACGCTGGATGGCGGGACTTTCTAAGCATGGCTGTCACCATCAAGGTGAAGCGCGCCACCCGTGCCCAGCTGGATGCCGCCGCAACGGCAGATAGCCTGACCGCTGGCGAGCCTTATCTGATCACGGATGAAGGCAACATGGCGCTGGCCACCGGCGCGGGCACATATCAAACCTTCGTCAAGGCCGATGGCGTCAAGGCCATCAAGGCGCTGACGCAGGCCGAATATGACGCCCTGTCGCCACCTGTGGCGGGCACGCTGTACGTGGTGAGCGGGTAACGCCATGGCTTTGAAACTTGGCACGGCCGACGCTGGCTTTGGCGGCGCGGACAAGGCCTTTCTGGGCGCAAATCAGGTATGGGCCGCAGCCAGCGGCCCAGCCTATGACCCGCGCGTCACGCACGCCTGGAACCCGATTGACGGGGCGAACGCGGCCGGTCAGGTGGCAAACCTGATTGCTGGGCAGCCTCCATTGTATGCCGTGGGTGATGGGGCGGTTTCCGATTGGGACGGCAACTTCACCACCGGTGTTTGCTGCGTTCTGCCTTCGCCCGACATGGGATGGTATTGGGGTGGGGCGGAGTTCACGATTACGGCGTGGATCAATGTTGACCCGTCCATGAGCACATATGGCCAGCTTTGGGGTGTTGCGGATGGTGACGTGTTCAACGGCAGCGGAGGCGCCACGCGCGGCTCGTGGTCGGTGGCGCGCAGCGGATCAAGTAACGGCTTCAGAACGTTTTGCCAGACAAGCTATAACGCGGGCGCGAACGCGTCCGGCTATACAATCCCGACCAATACGTGGCTACTGCTGGCGACCCGCATCGGGGCGGGAAAATGGCGCACCATTGTCAACGACTACGATAGCAATTCGAGCCTGTCATGGTTGAATGAGGACATTCCTGACGCGGATATAGGCGTCGGCTTTGCCATTGGTTACGGCCGCAATATCGTCGATCAGAATGACAACGGGCAATCTGGATCAAACTTTGTCGGCCAAATGAAGGACGTCCGCATCTGGAACGAGTCAATCAGCGACGCGGATATTACCGCGCTTCATGCGGCCGGGCCGCTTTTCTAGGAGGCTTCAATGCAATTTTCAGTGCGGCTGGAGCCGCTGACTTTTGGCCGCGACTTGGATGATGCGGGGCAGGGGTCTGATGACCTTGTGATGGACACCGCGTTTGTGGTGACCGCGCGCATTCCGCATGCGGACTGGACGAGCGGCCAGTTCGATGTTGCAGCCATGGTGCAGGCCATGGTGGCAGAGTTGGCAAGCTATGCCACGGCCGATCTGGAGGCCTATCTGGCCAGCCAGTTTGCTGGGGCAGTGGCGAGCCAGACCAACCCGGACAGCGGCGCGCCGGGCGAATAAGGCCAGCGCCGGAGATCTACACAACCAAGGGCGTGCCGGATGGTCTGGCGCGCCCTTTTCTTATCCCTAAAGCAGAAATGGAGTTTGATATGTCTGGACCGAAGTCTGACGCCGAAGTCATGGTGGAGGTGGCCATGCAGGGCATGCTGCCACTGATGGCAAAACGCCTGCGCGGAAGCCCGAAATACGAGGCGCTGATTGAGAAGATGGCCCGCACCCGCGCATTCATCAAGGATGCGCAGGAAAACATTGACCAGAAAATGGCCGAAATGGAGCAGGACGCCAAAGACTTCCTGACCGATTTCGGTTTGGGTCAGGTTCTGGCTGACATTGATGCGGCCAGCCAGCGCATGGATGCGGCGGAGTCCGATCCGGCCGCAACGCCCATGCGGCTGGTGCGCCCCAGCGAACCGGGTTCGCCGGGCGCGGAGTAACGGCCATGCTTTTCACGCCGCAGGATGTGCGGCCTGTATCCATGGAAGTGCTGCGCGGCCTTGTTCTGGGCCCGGATGAAGTGGAGCCCACGGGCACCACACGGCAGGGGCGGCCTGAATACCGCATCCTGCGCGACGTCTGGTATAAGGGGTTTACCGTTCCGGCCGGGTTTGTCTTTGACGTGCATTCGCTTCCGCGCGTGCTGCGTTTCTGGCAACCCCGGAGCCCGGCATGGTGGGGGCCGCCCGCCCTGCATGATTGGGCCCTGGAAAGCGGTCTGATCAGCATAAGGGAAGCAAACCGGCTTTACCGGGACGCCATGCGCGACCTTGGCGTGCGGCGCATCCATCGCGTGACCGCCTTTGCGGGCGTCGAGTTTGCCCGGCTGGCCTTCCCTGATCGCATCACCCGCATTGACCCGGACAATGCCGAACTGGTGGAGCGCCATGCGGGCCGCGAGGCCGTGTATTCCGAGTCCGCGCCAAGCGCCCGCAAGTTCCTGTTCATGGCCGCCCGTGCGGCCGTGGGCGGCTATATCAGGAGCCGGGGGGTGCCGCTATGAAACGCGAATTTGTGCGCTATACGGACAATTACCTGATGGCGGTGGCTGAAACCCTTAGCCATGAGGGCGGATATTCCAACCATTCGGCCGACCCCGGTGGGGCAACCATGCTGGGCATTACAAAGGCCACATGGGCAAAATGGACCGGCCGGAAAACCAAGGACGTGCCCGACTCCGAAATGCGGCGGCTGACCATCGAGGACGCCCTGCCAATCTATCACGCATGGTATTGGCAGGCCGTTGGGGGTGACCAGCTGCCGGGTGGCGTTGACTTCGTGGTGTTTGACATTGCTGTCAATTCGGGCCCGCGCCGGGCCCTGAAAATGCTGCAAAAGGCATCAAACAAGCTGGGGCGCATTTACATTCAGGTGGATGGCGTGGTGGGCCCCAAAACCATCAGCGCGGCCAATGCCGTCAACGTCTTTGATCTGATTAACGAGCTGGGCAATACCCGGCTTTGGTTTTACTTCGACCTGTCAACGTTCAAGACGTTTGGCCGGGGCTGGATGACTAGGCTGATTTCCGTAACCAGCTTTGGCACCGCCATGGCGCTGGGCAAGGCGCAGGCCGTCATCATGGCCCGCACCAGCCGCCCGGACGGCCACCAGCGGGCCGCCTGACGCATTCCACATACCAAGCCCGGCCGCGCAGTGTGGCCGGGTCCATCCTGCTGCGGGCCCGGCCGGGTGCGCGGTTTTTATCCCGTGTCAACTGACTGAGAAAGGACACACCATGAAAATCATGACCCTGATGGCGGCCACGCTGGCCGTGACCCTGACCGCCTGCGGAACACTTCAGGCGGGCCCCAGCGTCTTTAACAAGGACGCCTCGCCGCGCGCTGCTGCGGTTCAAGTCAAGGAAGACGTCGGCCCGGCCGTGGCAGACCTTGCTGACCTTTGCGAAACCGGCTTGCTGTCTGCGGACGTCAAGGCCGTGGTCGTCAAGTATGGCCCCAAAATCCGTGAAGGCGTTGGCGCGTATGCGGACAGCGCCGAAGCCTGCGTCGTCATCGATGGGGCGTTGCAGACGGACCCGGCCGCAGGCGAACAATGCGCGCGCGGAACCGTCAAGGCGGTAACGTCCAGCCTGCCCAGATTGCTGATTGAGGCGGGCCGCAGCCTTGGCCTGGAAACGGGCACCGGATACCGGCTTTACATTGCGGGCTTCGCGGCCCGGCGCATCGTGGGCACAAACACGGGCGGCGTTATCGATGGTTTCAGCAAGGAGCCTGACCTGACCCGCGAGGAATATCTGGAAGTGTGGAAGCCGGTGCAGGCTGATGCTGACCGGCTGATGGCCTGCGTAGGGCGCTAGGCCTGCAAACAATCTGGAAGGGCCGCCCGGCGATGGGCGGCCCTTTTTTTGTGGGGTGAATTCAAGCGGAAGGGGTGCCAATGTCTGCAGACGGTGCAAATTTGTTGCTTACGGAGGCCGGGGGCCTCATTACAGGTGCGGCCGTCACGGCCGGGCTGGCGGGGCTGGGCTGGTTGTGGCGGGCGCAGCATCTTGGCCGTGCCCAATCGGCGGACCAGCAGGTGAAGCTATTGCAAAGTCTGGAAAGCAGGCTGGCCACGCTTGACCGGCAAGTCACGGAACGAGATCTGCGGATTGATCACCTGATGGCCGAACGCCAGCAGCATGCGGAGCAGTTACTGCGCGCCAACCTGGCCCTCGCTGACAAGGCCACCCCGCCGGTTTCCACTCTTAAGGCGCTGATTGACAACGACCCCGGCCTGATGTTTGCCAAGCGCCGGATTGGGCCCGGCCAGTTTGTCATGGTGCGGGTGTCTCCGCTATATGCGGAGTTGTATCTGGGCGGTTCGCCATATGATTATGACGGCAAGGCAGACTCGGAAATCTGGCCGCGCGCCATTGCCGAACACTTCGCGGCAAATGACGAGCGCATTTACCGCACGCAGAAAGGCGAATTTGTCAGGGAGCCAGCCAATAGCCCGTTTACGGGCGTCCGGGGGACCTTCCATGGCCGCAAGTATCCCGTGCAGCTGCATGACCGCGAGGACTACATAATCGCCGTTGGTGAGCATCTGACGCCTGATGATGACCAGCCGGAATTATTCAGTGCGGCCGCCTGACCGGCGCCGTTCCACTTCCTTGGCCAGCGCGGCGTCCACCAGTCTGGCCAGTTCCTGCACCTTGCCATTGCGGGCGGCCGGAAACAGCAGGCCGGTGCCAAGTTCATCAATGATCTGCTGCGCCTTGATGGTCTGCAACGCAAGGTAAATGACGTCCATGCGTTTCATGGGGTTGCTGGCCGGTTCACTGTTCCAGCT